AACGGTGTTGCAAGTTATAGATTTGACCAGTACAGAACAACTGATAATCCTACAGTATATGCTATTGGCGGTACTACTATAGCATTTGATATTAGTGCTGTCACAACTGCGCATCCGTTCCTAATTAGAACATCCTCTGGCATAAATTTTGATGAGGGACTAGTGCATGTTAGCACCACAGGTGTGGTTAGCACAGGATCATCAGCCCAAGGTAAATCTAGTGGAACTTTGTACTGGAAGGTACCTGCAAGCATTTTTGGAGATTATCAATATATTTGTAGTATACACCCTAGCATGGTTGGTGTGATTACTATCAAAGATATCTCAGCAATTTAACAAACCAGTTGTGTATAAAAGGATAACAAGCAATGGCATTGACCGTCTGGACTGAACGTTCCGGTTATAGATTTAATACTATACAAGAAAGAAGTGTAGTTAATCAACCGTTGCCTACTAGTGGTGATATAGTAACAACAGTATTACAGATTACTAATCCCGGCACCGGTTATCCTACCAATGGCGGAAGTGCAGGGGTTAGCGGTGGGTCTGGTACCGGAATGGTAGTACAATATGCCTGCGTTAATAATAGTGTCATTGCTGTTAGTTTTAACGTCCCAGGTATAGGTTATCAAGACGGTGATATCATCACAATACTTGCTGGCAATAACAATTGTCAATTTATTGTTAATGTAGAATTTTTAATTACATATTCAGTTATCTCTGGTAAATTGCCTCCGGGATTAAGAATAGTTAACAATACTATTCAGGGTACTCCGTTTGAAGTTCCTAGGTCAACAGATTTTGAATTTGTTATTAGAGCTAGCAACGGAACAGAAATTTCAGATAGGACATTTTTTTGGACAATTGACGGCGCCGACGAGCCCACATGGGAAACACCAAGTGGAAGTCTTGCAATTGGATCCAATGATCATTTTTATATATTAGATAGCTCGTACGTAGATTTTTCCTTAAGTGCTATAGATTTTGATACCGCAGCTGGACAAAAATTAAAATATTTTCAACCTAAAAATGGCGGAGAACTTCCTCCTGGATTAATATTAACTGAAGATGGCAGACTGGTAGGCTGGATACAACCTGCTTTAGCTATTCCAGAGACTGCAGGTAATGGAGCATACGATACTACTGTTTTTGATAATGTAGCATATGACTTTGGCTATCGTCCGTCTAACGGATATGACAGTTATATTTACGATACCGTTAACTACGATTTTTCTATATCATCAAAAGTTCCTAAGAAACTTAATCGCTACTATGAATTTTTAGTCACTATCAGTGATGGTGATACTAGCTCTACTAGAAAGTTTAAAATTTTTGTAGTAGGTGATGACTACTTTAGAACAGATACTGTTGCTATAGGATCTGGCAACGGTATGTTTACTGTTGATACAACCTATGTCAGAGCCCCAATTTGGGTGACTCCAAATAATTTAGGAGTTAAAAGAGCTAGCAACTATCTTACTTTTAAGTTAGATACTTATGAAGCATTAGAATTAGGGCCTATTGTGTATTCGTTAGACAGCGTAAATCCTACAATATCGGGCTATGCTTATAGTACGTTAATAACAGAAAATAAAATAGGTCGGAATTTATTAAGAATTAAAAAAACTACCGGAACTCCAGTTATAGGTAATAAAATACGTTTACTTGACTACGTAGCAGGAGCAGATTCAACTAGATATAATATTGTTAATGTACAGACAGTATCATCAACTGAATTTGTATTAACAGTATATCCTCCATTAACTACTGAAATTTTAAATAATACGTTTTTAGAGCTGGGAACTGAAAGTGTGATTCCGCCCGGTATGCAGTTTGATCAAGATACTAGTGAAGTATTTGGAGTTGTTCCTTACCAAACTGCAATAACAAAAGAATATAAATTCACCGTGATTGCTACTCGATTCAGTGATCGGAATGAAAAAGCCTATTCTAAAAGAACATTTACCGTTCAGATATTAGGAGAGATAGACAGTGTTATGTCTTGGAACTCTCCTAGTAATTTAGGCAGTATTGGTGCTAATTTTTTTAGTACGTTAGCTATTAGTGCATCAAGCACTATAACAGATTCTGCAATATTATATATATTAGAATCAGGTTCATTGCCTCCGGGGTTGACCTTAGAACTAGACGGTGAAATTGTAGGGAAAGTAAACCAATTTGGTAATATAAGTAATCCAGGAATTATAACATTTGACAATAGTAATTTACTTTTAGATTCAGGTACTACTACAATAGATAAAGAATATACATTTACTATACAAGCAAGAGATATACTTAGCTATAGTGCTATCTCAAAAACATTTACTTTAAAAATTGATACACCCAACGATCGACTATATAGTAATTTAGTTGTTAGACCATTTTTAAAACAATCCCAACGAGATTTATACAAAGAATTTATAACCGACTCAAGCATTTTTACTATTGAATCTATATACAGGCCTAGTGATAATAATTTTGGCATACAAAATGATATTAAAATGCTAGTGTTTGCAGGAATAGAAACTAAAACAGCTGCCGAAGTTGTTAGCGTATTAGGACGTAATCATAAAACTAAAAAGTTTAAACTGGCAATATTAAAAAGGCTCTGGCTAAAATACCAGGAACTAACACAGTAGTGTACGAAGTTATATATGTTGAAATTATTGATCCATTAGAGAATGGAAAAATGTCATTGCCAGACACAATTTCTTCTTCAAACAATAATATTCTTATAACTGTTGACCAAACTGACGAATATTATACCGGACTAGCAAATCAAGATTCTCAATTTTGGCATCCTGCTGACCCGTTTAATGCCAGTATTGATAGTAATGCAGTATATGTAGGTGACCCAGAAACTGCTATAAAATTTCCGGCCAGTGTAGCACTTTGGAGAAAACGTATTAAATCATTAGGATTAAAAGAACGAAATTATTTGCCCCTTTGGATGAGAACTGTACAACCTGGAGAAGTGCAAGAATTAGACTATGTTAAGGCCGTTCCTCTTTGCTATTGTAAACCTGGAATGGCAGATGATATTATTTTAAATATCAAGAATCGAAAATTTGATTTTAAACAAATAGACTTTGTAATTGACAGATATATAATAGATTCTGTGACCGGCTATTCTGCCGATAAATACATTGTATTTAAGAACGATAGGACTACAATAACATGACCAGTGCAATAGTATCAACCCCAATTGACGCAACTTTTCCAATAGCAGGACAAGACAATAACAGCCAGGGATTTAGAGATAATTTTAGCTATATTAAAACAGGGCTAGCCACTGCGGCTAGTGAACTAACATCCTTACAATTGAACACTGCAAAAACTAATTTAGATAACGATTTTAACGGTGTTAAGATTGCCAATGCTCAAACTAAAATGCTGTATGGTGCTGTACTAAGTTCTGGAACAATTAGTGGTGCTACCAATATTGATGTTAGAGATGCTGAATATTTTAGCTATACATTTGCATCAAATATAACGTTAACATTCTCTAACTGGCCGGTTAGTGATAGATTTGCCAAAGTTCGAATTGATATCAAATGCGACGGCTCTGCAAGAACCATAAATTTTGCCACTACCAGCGGAACAGTCATCTCCGATAGCGGTTTAACCTTGCCATTTACAACAGGAACAAGTGCCGTTAAACACTATATATTCGAAGCATGGACTATCAATGGTGGTAATACTGTGTTTGTAAAATATCTAGGAGTATTTGGTTAATGCATCCCTTAGCAGAAGATTACAGTAAATTAAAAGATGCTGAAATTGAGTCTAGGATTTCTGACCTAGGTAAAAAATATTGGCAAAGTTCTAATCCAAGTGTGCAAAATCAAATTAGCATGTTTTTGGATCTATACAAAGAAGAACTTAGAAGTCGGCAAGCTAAACAATGGCAACAACACCAAACTAAGAGTCCGGCTCTTGACAAATTGATCAATGTCAAGTAAAATGCTTAGATGCGTACAGACAATCTAGGCAATCTAATATTTCAAGAACAAGATATTTTTAACATGCTCTATAAAGGGCAAGCAGAATATCTTGATCAAATTTGTACAGAAGAAACTCCGGGCATAGTGCAGTTATTTGCTAATAGTGGCATTACTCCTAAGCAATTAGAGTTATATGCAACCCAAGAGTTATTTGACAAAGCTAATCAATCAGATTGGTTTATACCTAAAGACTATTATCCAAACTTAGTAGAAATGCTTTATGGTATGTGTACTACTACCGATCAAACTGATAGAGTTTCAGAAGAATTAGAAGCTTTTATCGAACACGATATGTTAGATCTTCTATTTTGCTTAAAATACATAGTTGATACACTTAGATCAAATAATGTAGTATGGGGAGTAGGCAGAGGTAGCAGTGTAGCAAGTTATGTGCTATACTTACTAGGCGTACATAAGATTGACAGTTTAAAATATAATTTAGACTGGCGTGAATTCTTGAGATAAGTACATATATTACAAGGAGACTATTATGTCTATGAAAGAAGCAGCACGTCCGGTACATAGAAGTATGCAGGGCAAAGAAATTGATATTGATAAATTGCGTATTCGTAATGAAACCACATTAGCAGTAGGTAATGCAAAAATGAATGCTCGAGGTGACGAGTTAGGCCCCAATGGGCAGATTATTCGTAAACGCGAAGAAGCAAGCACAGAGTATCATACAGACAGTTCAGAACTTAAGAAATAAGAAACACAATGTCAGAGACTTTTAAAAACTCGGGCGTTAATATCAACGCCTGGAAAATATCTAAACTTAGACCAATAGCCGATGGCGTCATTGTTGTTGATATGAACTTTGGTGAACAAAAAACACAAAGTGGATTAATCATTCAAAGTGATAACGGCAAGACTCACGGCATCCATCCACGATGGGCTCAAGTATATGCAGTAGGCAACGAACAAAAAGATGTCACTGTAGGCCAATGG